GGCGTCGAGCGCCGCCGTGTCGGCGATCGGCAGGCAGTTCAGACCGAACGTCTCCCAGACGCCGCCCATCAGCGCGAGCGCCGAAGTCGGATCGGGGTCGACCAAGCCGCCAGCCATGGCCGTCACAGCGAACACCACGCCCAAGCTCGGGCCGATGACCTCGATCTTGATGAGGTTGCCGGTCGTGCCCTTCCAACCAGCAGTCAGGATCATGTTCGTCGCGGGCACCGTAATAGTGAACGTCGCGCCGAGGCCGAAGTCCGTGCTGCCATCGGTGAGCGTGAACTGAATCCCGCCGACGTTGAGCACGGTCACGCCACTGACGCCGGGCGTCATGGTGACGGTGGTCGAAATCACTGCGCCGGTCGGGTCGGTCAGCGTCCAGACGCCGCCGTTTGCCACGACGGTGTTGACGGTCAGCGTGTACGCGCCCGGGAGCGGCGTACCGGTCACCGAAAGAGCGGTGATTGTGCCGTTGCCGGTGCCCACGAGTGCCGAGGCCGTCACCGAACCGTAAGTGAACGTCTGCACGGTCGGCATTTGCAGGACGCCATTCAGCGCGACGCCCATCGCCGCGAGCACCTGATTGACGTTCACCGCGCCCGCCGGAATCACGAAAGGCAACGACAAGATGCCGGCCACGCGCAGGTTGTATTGCGCTGCAGCCGTCGCCGTACCGGAAGGCGTGATATTGCCCGTTGCGGCCGTCGCGCCGCCGGCGTCGACCATCGGATAGACGGTCACAGGGATGACGCCCACGCCGTCGCCGTTCGCGGGCAGGAGCTCGCGGAGCGCGAGATAGATAGCCGACTTGAAGCCGTAAACCGCGCCAGCCGCGCCAGCCGACGTGTATTGCGCCTTTGCCGACGGGTAGGTGATGCCGGTCTGGCCTTGCCCAAACACGGCAATGCGAGGCGGCAGAACAGCAGCCGCGCCGCCGCCAAGGTTCACGAATTGCGTGTCGATGCCGACAACGCTGGCGATAGCGGATTGGTCAATAGGCATTGCTTTTCAGGCCTCCGAAAACTGTGGGGCGAGGAAAACCTGCCCATTGTCCGCGCGTGTGATCGCGATGCTGACTAGGAGCAGCGGCACGCTGTCCCACTGCGGAGAGAACTCATTGAAGTCGACCGCGAGAACGATTCGCGCAGCGACGATGTGTTGAATCGCTTTGCCGTCACTCTGCGGCTGAAACATCGAGATGCTTTGCACCCAGCGTTTCCAAACCAGCGCGTTCGGCTTCAGCGGAAAGCCGAGCGTCAGGTATTGAGCGCTCATTAAAATCGAGCGCACGAGCCGCACGGCACGTTGCGCTTCGATCGCTGCCTGCTCATCGCCTGCGTAGTGACCGGTGCTGCCGTCGTCGGCGCTTACTCCGCGCCCATAGACGTCTATATTGTAGAGCGCCGTGTACTTCTGCCGACCTACGATGTCGCTTGAACTACCGTCTGGCGTGCTCGTATCGAGCGCGATATTTACAATCGGCGAGTTGTCGAAGTTTGGCGGCGAGCTCGGGTCGCTCGCATCCGGCGGATCCTGGAACATTTCCCAGGCGTTTGACCGCTCGCTGAAGATGCGGAGTTGCCAGAGACTCGGGTCTTTGCCCGACGTTGCAGTGGCGAGCGCGACCTGATTCGCGGTCTCGAGCACGAGAATTCCCGCGATTTGGTCGCGGACGAGCTCCACGTTGTCAGGCCGATCGATCAGATCGGTAATGAGCGCGGGCACTGGCTACTTCGATAGTTGGTAGGACTCGAGAATCAGCACCAGACTGCCAATCGTGCGATCCGGGTTACTCTGCGAGACTTTGAACGTGTGCTCGGCGCGACTGACCGTCTCGACGTAGACGACGAGCCACGGTTTCTTGGCCGTGTTCGCTTCGCCGGTTGGAAACATGTTCACGGCCAGCAAGTCAGCGAGCGACAGCGCAACCGTGCACGTTCGTCCGCTGACGAGCATGCCGGTCTGCGGATCGATCGCGAGCGCGATGTCCTGCGAGTTGCCCTTGAGCGCCGCGGTCGTTCCGTCCGGCGCCTGCAGCGTGATGTCGCAGCCGTCGGCGTTCAGGATCTTCTGAAAATCGGCGGCTGCGAGATCGGCGAGGCTCACGACTTCGCGCTGACGTGCCCGGAAGCGACGAGGGCAAGCAGCTGCTTTTTGCCAGCATCGCCGCCTCCGAAATCATCGGCGGTGACAGGTTCGAACGCGCCTATCATCCCGCGACGGGTGGTAACGGCTTTGCCTTCGGCGACCTGGTGATTGTACCGCTGCGTTACCCTGTTGTTCGGACCGGGTGGTCCACCGATATACGGGCCTGCGGCTCCATCGATTGGCGGAGGCGCCGGTGGTGATGGCGCCACGTGTCCGGAAATAGCTTCCGGTTGCGCTGCCGTCGGTGTTGGCTCGGCGCTCGGCCGCTTCGCCTTGAGACCGTCGACGAGCTCCTGTAGCCCGGCATTGTTGAGCCCCTGCGTCACGACCTCGATGCTCAGCTCTTTGCCGAGCGCCAGCGCTTCGTCCGTGAGTTCTTTGTTGCTTGCCATAGCTTCCCTCTCGGAACGCGACGACGCGGCAGCCCTCTCGAGCTACCGCGTCAGCGCATCACGCGACCGTCAGGCACCCGATGGTGTCGATGGCGGTAGGAATGGTCAGCGGGCGCGTGCCAGCCGACACCATGAGGTTCTCGCCGTCGGGCGTGATCCAAGCGTTCGTGGTCAAGTCCAGCCCGGCCTCCGTGCTCGACATGCGCGAGGGCAAGAACGGCAGAGCGCGGGCCTCTGGGCTCGTGATGCGCGGAATTGCGCCGTAGCTGAGGTCCAAGCGGCCGCCGCACTCCATGATCACGTTGGTGTCCGCGACGTAGGGCGTGAGCGTCCCGGTCTGGGGATGCGCGTAGAACCCATCGTAGCCCCACAGGTCGAACCTGTAATTGTCGATGAACACGAAGCCGACGTAGTTCGCGCCATCCGCACCGCGGAGCTTCGGCATAAACGCGCCTTGCCCCTGCGAGTTGAGATTCGAAATCAATTGCTTCTGAACGATCGCGTTGTAGCGGAAGCGCTGGAGCGCGCTTGTTCCGAAGATCAGGTTCTTCGGAATCTTCTTGCCGTCACGGCGTAGCATGCGCGCCAGCGACGCGATGTCGCTGAACGGGTCGCCCGCGGAACCGTCCGCAGCCCAGGGAGTGCTGACGGTGACGTAATGCGACGACTTCGGCTGGAAGTTCAGCGTGTAAACGGCATTGCCGTTCTGATCGATCATCGTGAGCTGACCGGTCTGGAAAACCTGCGCGGCCATGAGCTCGATTGCTCGATGGATCTTCAGGTCCAGCTTGTGGAAAATCCGGAAAGCATCGTTCGTCGCGTTCAGCGCGAAATCCGGGCTCTCGAACGGGTTTTGGCCCGCTCGGCGCTTGATCATGTCGAAGGCGTTGACGGCTCCCTGCTCCTTGAAGATCGGAGGTATGAACGCCTTGTTGACGTACTTCGGTGCTTCGTTGTGGCGAGCTCCGGCAGTCAAGTCTTCGACCGCCACGGCAACGTTCATGTCGTCGCGAATCACGTCGAGTTCGACGTATTCGGTCGTGTGGAAATTGCGCGCGGGGCTTTGGAAGAAGCCGCTCAAGAACATGGGGGCGTCGGCCTCCTCCATGTACAACTCGATCATCTGCCGCGTTCCGATGTCACTCATTGTCGTGTCCTTTTTTGAGGTGCAGAGAACGCACCTCCGCGCCCCCGCGCGCGCCTTAGTGGCGAACAGGGATCAGATGGTGAGTTCGAAAACTCTGGGCCTGCGCCCTATGTTGTAGAGCCGCGGCGTCGCTCCGTTGCTGGTAACGCCGCGGTCAAGTCGCGAGCTATGATTAGCCGCCGTTGTCGAGAACGGAGAGCATCTTGACGTCTGTACCGACGATGCCCGCGCGACGCAGTTGGTCGAGTACGACCGCCGTGACGTTCGCGCCCGTGCCGTCAGCGTCGATGATGAGGCGAGTGGCGTTCACTTCACCGGCGCACAGCATGCGGATCGGGATGTTGCCAGCGCCGGTCGCGTCGACCTGGTAGGTCAGCACGCCGATTGGCCGCTGCGCGCCAGCTCCGCCGCTGGCGAGGAAGGGGATGATTTTCCCATCCGCGGCAACCGTCAGCGTCGCATGGTCGCCCGCCACGAAGTCAGTGCCACCGTCGGTGATTGAGAATTGTAGGCCGCCGATGTTGAATACCGTTGTCGCGCCGGCGCCGACCGTCATGATCAGGTCTTCGGCTACGATTTCGCCATTCGGATCGACGAGCTTCCACACGCCGCCGTTCGCTACTGCCGTAACAACGGTCAGTACGTAGGCGCCCACGATTGGAATCACGCCGCCGACCACGGTCGCGAGCGTCACCGTGCCATTGCCGGTACCGGTAACCGCAGAAGCGGTGACCGTTAGGGCATCCTCGCGTCGCGCCAAGATCGTCCCCATGAGGAACGAGTGCACGCCGGTGGCGACGAGGAGTTCGTCGCGGTACTTCGGGTCTTGCAGCACGATGCTGCCCAGATCCACGTCAGTGATTACGAAATTAGAGGGCATTGAAATTGTCCTTCAGAAAGAGAGCAGTTTGCGGGCGTTGCCACGCTTCGCGCGCGGCGGCTCGACTCAGGCAGCCGTCTTGCCGCGCTGCGCGAGCATGGCCGAGGCGACGGTGTCTTGGAGATCCTTGCCGCCGTCGCCGGCAGCAGGAGCGGCACCGGCGACAATGTTGCCCGCGGCGTCGGTCTCGGTCTGGCGCGCGGCTTGAGCGGTGCGCTTCATGCCGGCGGCCTGGTATTTAGCGCTCAGCTTCGGGGTCATCGCTTCGCCCGCGGTGATCGCGGCAATCGCCGTTGGCATGTCGCCAGATGCTTCGCCCATGATCAGGTGCGCTTCGACGCGGTCACGCTCTTGGGTCACGCCCTGCAGCAAGACGGCCGCAAAGAGTTCGGGGTGTTGGGCGCGAAGTTCTGCTTCGTTCATTTTCTTTTTCCTGGTTTCGTGCCCGGTAACCCGGGGCGGTGATGGATTCAGTGGCGCGCCGGCGGCGGGGGCCGGCGGCGGTGTAAGGTCTGGAGCTGGCAACGCTGCCGCTTGAACGGGCGGTGGCGATGGCGGTGGCTCGTTGTCTTCGGCCTCGGCGGTTGAGCCTCCGCGCTTGGCCGCGCGTGGCATCTTGTCGATCAGCCCCGCCGTCTTTGCTGCGTCAGCGAGCATCGTCGAGCCCTTGCCGAAGTTCGCATTCACGTCATCGACCGTGTAGCTCTTGCCGGTCGCGTTCGAGCGGCCGCGCGCTATGGCGTCGGCGAAAATCTCGTGAACGGCGTCGAGATATTCGACGATCACGGCCTTGCCTTCAGGCGTGC